GTGCGATCTTCTTCGTTCTTTTACCCTTCTTTCGCTTTAATGGTGACGCTGGTATGAGAACAGTGTCTGCTGATATTAGTCGTGACGAACAAATCCACGTAGCTACTAATAGTCTGGTTCACACTGAACTGGGTTACAACATCAGCCCTTCCCTGGACAAGCTTCGTAAGGCAACGATCAACTGGGTTATGCAACCTCTTGGTGATCATGCCGACAAGTATTTAAGCAAAAAATTCTGGCTGGAATCCAGTGACCGGTTGATGTATCAAGGCAAAGCACCTGGGCTTGCTGCTACTAAAGCTGCACGGATGCCCGCCTTCTTCGAGCACAGCAATGTCAATCTCCCTCAATACGCTTGAGACCTTTGGGATTCAATCTCGTGGTCTTATAGCCCAGCTAGAAGAAACTTTCCCACCCACCAATCCAAACCCTGATGACTCAATGGAAAAAATTATGTATCGCTCAGGGCAACGTAGTGTTGTTGAGTGGGTGATTAAATATATGGAGGAAGAGCTATGACATCTTCATTTATGGCTCCAGCTGCAAGAACTTTTCAAGATCTTTCAGAATTCGAAAAAAAGATTCCTCCTAATCTTCTACAAATAAATTCAGCTTCTCAACAAGCAGGAATTCCTAAGTCAACAGGTCTACCGAATTTACAGATTGCACCTAACTCAGTTCCACCAGCAATTATTCCCCCTGTTGCACCTAACTTAGTTCCACTAGCAACCGCTTTTCCTGTAAATAAGCTAGCAAGAAATAACAGTCAGGTTGCTAATCCAATAAATAAACCTAGCACTACTCCTTTACCTAAACAGCTACCTCAGGCAACCCCTATCCCACCAGCACCAACTCCGACACCCGGTGCTCCAGCTATTGGAACTCCCGGTGACCCTGGAGTTATATATTTAGGCGGTGGAATGATGGGAGATCCTTTTTATTATTCAAGATCTCCAGAAGAGCAGGATTACATTCAATCAGTTTTGAGGGCTAATCCCGGTAAACTTGTTCCGGACCTATTTAAGAATGGTCAGCTCATAGGAGCTGGTGCACCGATTAATACACTTCCAGTAAGCGGTGGTACGCAAAAAGACCCCTATGCTCCTATAGATGAGCTTCCTACTTTCAACCCCTTTCCAACTCAACCTGGACCTGGTAGCGGAGGAGGGCAATCGCCTGGAGGAGGGCAATCGCCTGGAGGCGGGCAAGCTAGCGACAACAACACAATCAAGTACACAGACATCCCTGCTTTACTGAAAGAACGTGGGCAAATTGATCTACCTTATTACCAACAACTTGTTGAGTCTGGTCAACCCGAAACAGTTCTTCGGCTCGCTATTCGAGATGGTGGCATCGATGTAGGTAACAACCTCACGCAATACTTCGACCAGAACCCAATGGGTATCTTGGCTCAACGTGAGTTTGAGCGTGATAAAAAGTTTAAGTATCCTGAAGATCAACCCGGACTTGGTGATTATCGTGGGTTCGATCAAATGAACTTCAACCAATTGGAGTCAGCCTTTAAGGCTGCACCTTTTGCATTTGATAGCAATAAATTCCTTAAGTCTGGATACAGCTTTACGCCTGGTCCAGGAAAAGTATTGATCTCTTCTAGTCCTTTTGAAGGGGAAGTGGATGAATTTGGAGCTGGCACTATCAACGTCTACGGACCTGCTAATCCAATCCAAGAGAGTGAATCTACTGATCCAATCGATCAAACTGATAACAACACAACTGGTGAAACTCCGTCTACTCCAGTTACACCTGTTGAACCTGTTGAACCTGTAACGCCCGTTACACCTGTCACACCTGTTGAACCTGTTGAACCTGTTGCGCCTGTTGCACCTGTAGATCCCGGTACTCCCGGTGTTGTTAATCCTGTTGGTCCTGCCCCAGGTGGTCCTACAGGTGAATACGAGGGTACTGGTGTAGGCTCCAGCGATCAGATGGCAGCGTTGCTCAATCTTTTAGCTATCGGTCAAAATAACAATAGTGATCAGATTGCTGGCGTACTTAATGCCATCACTGACTTAGCAACTGCTAATCCTTTTGATGACCTTCCGCCATATGTTGCGCCTCCGGCACCTGTATATAACGCACCTACCTTTAAGTCACCTACTTACAACTTTACAATTCCTACACCTTCTACACCTGAACCTGGACCAAGCTTCCAGATGTTTGGTGCACAGGCTACGTCAGTTCCTGGTGTCAAGATCAAACGTTCTTTGGCACAAAAGCAGCTTATGACTCAGCTAGGTACAGGATTTTTCAATCGCAGTACAAATCCCACATTACGTATATCTAACATTAACGTTTAATGACAGCTAAAACTAGGTATGACGAACTAAGCACAGAACGTACCCAGTTTCTAGACGAAGCACGTCAAGCTTCTGAGTTGACCCTTCCATATCTAATCAGGGGTCACGAAGAAAGCTATACAGGAATGAAACATCTAAAGACCCCTTGGCAATCGGTCGGAGCTAAAGGAGTAGTGACACTTGCATCAAAGCTGATGCTTGCGTTGCTCCCTCCTCAAACTTCTTTCTTCAAGCTTCAACTTGATGAAAGCCAGATTGGTCAAGAGTTTGGACCTGATATTAGATCTGAACTTGACCTCTCTTTTGCCAAGGTTGAACGTACTATCCTTGAATCCATTGCAGCCTCAGACGATAGGGTCGCTGTGCACCAAGCACTGCAACACCTTGTCGTAGCAGGCAACGCTTTGATCTTCATGGCTAAAGATGGTCTGAAGGTGTTTCCTCTCAATCGCTACGTCGTAGAACGAGATGGTAACGGCAACGTCTTAGAGATCGTCACCAAAGAACGTATCTCCAAAAAACTATTGGCAGATGAACTGCCGGAATATGAGGAGCCTTTGAATGAAGACTCCAATTATCGCGCAGATGAATGTGATGTTTACACACATGTCAAGCGGGAAAACAACCGTGTTGTGTGGCATCAGGAAGTGCACGGAAAGGTCCTTCCCAAGTCAATCAGTAAGGCACCCATCGACGCTAATCCTTGGCTACCTCTACGGTTCAATACCGTTGATGGTGAGGCTTATGGACGAGGCAGAGTTGGTCAATTTATTGGTGACTTGAAGTCCCTTGAAGCACTCTCCCAGGCACTCGTAGAAGGCTCTGCAGCAGCTGCAAAAGTTGTATTTGTAGTATCACCTTCAAGTACCACTAAGCCAGCCACGCTGGCCTCTGCAGGTAACGGAGCGATTGTTGCTGGACGTCCTGATGACATCGGTGTAATCCAAGTTGGTAAAACTGCTGACTTTGGTACTGCATTCCAGATGACGCAAGTTTACGAACGGCGTTTGTCTGAGGCATTCCTCATCATGAATCCACGTAATGCTGAACGTGTTACGGCTGAAGAGGTTCGGATGACACAACTGGAGCTTGAACAACAACTTGGTGGACTGTTCAGTTTGCTGACTGTTGAGTTCCTTGTTCCTTATCTCAACCGTAAGCTTTCGGTTGCACAAAAGAAAGGCGAAGTACCGCGTATTCCTAAGGGCATTGTCAAGCCAACTATTGTTGCTGGTATTAACAGCCTGGGTCGTGGACAAGATGCTGTGAGCCTTGCTCAGTTCCTGCAAACCATTGCTCAAACAATGGGACCAGAAGCTATTGCTCAGTACATCAATCCAACTGAAGTTGTCAAACGTCTTGCAGCTGCACAAGGTATTGATGTCTTGAACCTTGTGAAGTCTGTACAAGAGCTGCAGCAAGAGCAGCAAGCTGCACAACAGATGCAGCAGCAACAGATGCAAGCTGAACAACAAACGGCAATGCTTAAAACGCCAATGATGGATCCCACAAAGAATCCACAACTGGCACAACAGTTAACACCACCTGAAGAATAAAACCACCTATGACAACACTCACTGTAGACGGCTCGGAAACTCCCGTCGAACTAAATGCTGACGAACAAGAGTCGTTGGCTATTGGAGAAGAGATGCAACAAGAGCAAGAGACGCTCTTGGCAGGTAAGTACAAGTCCACTGAGGATTTGGAATCTGCTTACATCGAACTCCAAAAGAAACTAGGTGAATCCGAAAAGTCTGAACCTGAAGAACAGGCAGATAATAATGAAGAAGCAAAATCTGAAGGCGACTTCCTAGATACGCTTTGGAAAGAGGCTCAGACTGAATACACACAAGATACTCTCAAGCAACTAGAGAGCATGAGTCCTCGTGACTTGGCACAGATGCATTTGGAGTATCGTAGTAAGAACAGTTCTGAACCTAGAGAGTTCACACAAGACACTATAGAAAAACTACAAAGTGTTGTCGGCGGTGCCGATAACTATAGTAATATGATCGAGTGGGCCGGCTCTAATTTGAGCGAGCAAGAGATTTCGATGTTTGATCAAGTAATGGAAACAGGCAATCCTAATGCTGCTTACTTTGCTATCAACTCGTTAGCTCAACGCTACCAAGATGCTATCGGTTACGATGGCAAAATGTTGACAGGTAAGGCATCTAAGTCCCAGTCCAAAGGATTCAAGAGTCAGGCAGAACTTGTGGCTGCCATGAGTGATCCTCGTTATGACACTGATCCTGCTTATAGACAGGACGTGATGGAACAACTTGAATCTTCTGATGTTGATTTTTAATGTCTACTATTGTTGAAGACGGCGGTCGCACAAACATTTACGCAAAAGAACCACCTATTGAAATTATGGAAGTAACTGAAACACACAATGAAAAGGCTGAGAAGCTTAATGGTCGTCTTGCAATGCTTGGCGTCATGGCGGCTCTTGGTGCTTATGCAATCACTGGTCAAATTATCCCCGGAGTCTGGTAATGCCCATGGTCAACGGTAAGAAGTTCCCTTATACCAAAGCTGGTATGAAGGCCGCTTCTGCAGCTAAGAAAAAAAAGAAATCCACTAAAAAACCTGCCGGTAAAAAATACTGATGCCACATAAAGGCAAAGGCTCCTGCGGTTGTAAAGGAGGAAAAAGTGGCAAAACGAAAAAACGTTAGCCTAAAAATAGGTAAGCACAAATCACGTTCCGGTGGATTGACTAAAGCCGGACGTGATAAATACAACAGAGAAACTGGATCTAACCTCAAGGCACCACAGCCTGGTGGTGGTCCACGTAAGCGTTCTTTTTGTGCACGCATGAGTGGAGTCAAGGGACCTATGAAAGATGACAAAGGTCGCCCCACTCGTAAAGCACTAGCCCTACGTAAATGGAAGTGTTAATTATGCCTGCTAAGCGTGGCTTGTACGCCAACATTCATGCAAAACGGAAAAGGATTGCCGCTGGTAGTGGTGAAAAAATGAGAAAGCCTGGGTCTAAAGGAGCACCCACGGCTGCAAACTTTAAACGCTCCGCAAAAACTGCCAAAAAAAAGTAACTACTTACAAATGAAATCTATTATTATTGCTGGTCTGCTCCTGGGTTGTGCTCAAGGAGTTCAGGCATCTCCCTACGTAAACATCGAAGCTAACCAGGGTTACTCTGGTGGTGAGTATCAATCAACCGGTGTTGATGTCCACGCAGGCATTGAAGGTAATGGTTGGTATGTGCAAGGAGGTCCTCTTCTTGAATTCACACCTGATGGAAACGATGTGGAGCTGTCTGGTAAGGCTGGTGGCTCCGTAAGTGTCAACGATGCTCTCTCCGTTTATGGAGAACTTTCGTTCGTCACTGGTGATGAACTTGGTGTTGGAACTAAGCTCGGCGCCAAGTACAACTTCTGATAGATACACAGCCCTCCACTGGACGTGAGCCTTGGGAGGGCTTTATAAAAGTGCTCAAATACATACCTATGGAAAATATACCCTGCACTTTTAATGACCACTGTACTTCAAAGACAACAGAGTTCTACTTGGGAAAACTTTTGTTCCTGGGTAACCTCAACTAATAATCGACTTTATGTTGGCTGGTTTGGAATCCTCATGATTCCTTGCTTGCTGGCTGCAACTATCTGCTTTATCACTGCTTTCGTAGCAGCACCACCTGTAGACATTGATGGAATCCGTGAACCAGTAGCCGGATCATTGATGTATGGAAACAACATCATTTCTGGTGCTGTTGTCCCTTCCTCTAACGCTATTGGTCTGCACTTCTATCCCATCTGGGAAGCTGCCTCTCTTGATGAATGGTTATACAACGGCGGTCCTTACCAGCTTGTTGTGTTCCATTTCCTGATTGGCATCTTCTGTTATCTGGGACGTGAGTGGGAACTGTCTTACCGACTCGGTATGCGTCCCTGGATCTGCGTTGCTTACAGCGCACCTGTCGCTGCAGCTACTGCAGTGTTCCTTGTTTATCCATTTGGTCAAGGCTCATTCTCTGACGGTATGCCTTTGGGTATTTCAGGTACCTTTAACTTCATGCTGGTATTCCAAGCAGAACACAGCATCCTGATGCATCCCTTCCATATGTTGGGTGTGGCAGGTGTTTTTGGTGGTTCACTCTTCAGTGCAATGCACGGCTCACTGGTGACTTCTTCACTGGTACGTGAAACAACTGAAACTGAATCTCAAAACTATGGCTACAAGTTTGGACAAGAGGAAGAGACATAC